CTTCATCAGTGCCATCAGGTTCGCCATCAGCGTTAACCATAGCGTATTGTTCAGCATAAGCACCAACAGAAACGCCGCCAAACATGGTTGGGCTTTCTTGCATGATTTGGTACAGGTCAGAACCAGCCGTGGTATTCATGTAAATACGCCCGGTGGCAGTCATGCCGGCATCGTCAAATTCAAAGCTGTGCCACTCACCCACGGGCATATTGTCCGCAGCGTGATTTAGAAACATAGGCAGTGGGCGACCCGATTTGGTAAATTCATTAGCCCAATCCATAAAACCTTCGGGCTGATAGTTAAACTTGCGCCCATCTGCGCCTTCGCGTGCGCCCCATGTGGTTACACGGGCTTCAATCTTGCCTGTCGGTTCCGCTGCGCTCTGGGCTTCTGTTACCAGTTTTGCTTCGCAAACCATCAGTAAGTTTTTGGTCATAGATTACCTCATCGACTTTTGTTCGGTCTATGTCGTTTATTGTTTTAGGGGGTCTGCCGCGTCTATACGCTTTTTGCGGCTCGTAACTTTGGATGGATGCTACCACTTTTTTAAAAATGGTGGACATTTTTTATTTACCAATGTTCATTTTTCGCGTTTGGTTGCCGCCCCCACCGCCAGTATCTTGTGGGCTTGTGCCGGGTATTGGCTCCACTTTTTTCTTGTCTTGCAATACATCACCGCCATCAATTTGGGGCAAACCTAAATATTGCCGGGCTTCGTTGGGGGTCATAATACCAGCAGCAACGCCTGATTGTGCAAAATTCATTTGATCTAGCGGCGCGCCCTTTAAAAAATCTTGTGTGTCAAATTGCACGCACAAACTAGGGTAACCGGGAAACAAATGATGTTTGAGTTTCTGTTGGATATTAACAATCAATGGGTACATGGTGGATTTATAGAATTCATCCAGCATGGTTTGCGTGTTGTTGTATTTTTGATCTGCAATGCCTACCATTGCGGGAGGTACACCATATAAACCACAAATACGCTTCATGGTTTGTGTTTTTAAGTTGGCTAAATCAGTATCTTGCAAACTGAGCATTTTTAGCGGCTCGTATTTCATGCCTTGGTCAAGCAACATACCCTGACCGGGCTTGCTTTTATCGGTGTTTTGGCTTCCCGTCATGCTGCTCCACGCTTCTTTTAATCGTGCTGCAATTTCTTTGTATTTGGCATCGGGTATTACGTTATCGGTAATAAACATCCCGCTTGGTTTAGCCCCATTAAGCATTACAAAATTAGCATAAAGGTCAATGTCTTGGTCTAGGCCAACAAGTTCAGCAGCCAAAATGCCTTTGTTAAAACCAGCGGAACCTTGCCATGCTGCATCTTTCATGTGCATTACTTGGTGCGCGGAAAGCGGTTGATCTTTGCTAAACCCATAACTAGGCGTGCTTAATCTGTAACTAGGATAACGCGCCGGGTTTAGCTGTACAGCAATTAGCGTACTGTCCAAAATGTACATTTCAATTGGCGTTTGCGTTGGGCTTTCTTGGTCTTTTCTAAACCAGAGCGTAAACGCTTCCCCAAGCAATTCGTGCCACATCATGTATTGATACCAAAACTCATATTGGCTTTGAAAGTTGTTTGGCACTGTCAACAGGTTATAAACTTGTTTAGCTTTAGCTTTGTCGCGCAGCCCTACGCTTGGGTCTTTAATGGCATCAATATAAGTGCCATCATCCAATTCCGACATGATTTTTATGGGCAGTTGCGACAATGCACGCGCTTTAGCCCCAATACACGCCATAACAGTGCTGTTACGCGTAAGCATTGACGTATCAACCACGCGTCCAGCAGTTGTAGTGCTACTGGTGGTGACATACAGAATCTGTGTATTTACTGTTTGCCGCTTGTCATTGCCTTGGTAAACAATGTTATTTCCAAGCGCAGTCTGTCCAAACAGCGTATTACTCTCGTTCGATTTCTTATCTTTTCTAGCGAAAATGTCTAGTATTCCCATTTTATTTCCTTAGAAAGTTCTGAAACCAAACCCCGTCATTGTAGGGTTATCTAACGAACAGTGCATAGCAATGATTAAAGCGATTATGCCATCAACCTTTGCGCTTTTGTCAGCTTCGTTTTTCCGTACCTTAATATTGCCGTTTACATCTTCATAAACTTCACAGTTGCCAAGCTGCCAGCCCACAAACGGGTTGCCATCGTGCTTAATTTGATGCCCCATTATCAGCTTCTCAACGTGCTTACTTGGGTTGCTTAACACCGCCATGCCTTGCCCAACCTTCTTAACAGGTAAGCCAGCTTCATGCAATCGGGCTACTAAACTTGCTGCGTTGTATGCGTCAAAGCCAATTTCTTTTATGTCGTACTTACCCGCTTGGGCAATGATGTAGTCGCTAATTTCGCGGTCATCCATCACGTTGCCTTCGGTAATGTGCAATATGCCGGAATTCCTAGCCACGCGGAAAATGTCGGCGTAATGCTTGGGTATCAAAGCCAAACCTTCTTCTGGCAAAAAGAATTTCCATTCCGCTGCGTATTCATCCTCGCCAAAGCGTTTAAGCGTGCATACAGCGTTTAAATCTCGGGTTGCTGCCAAGTCAAACCCAATGAAAACTGCCTCAGGCTCACGCGATGAGCTTAACGCGCATTTGTCGCTGTCCCAATAGCCCCGGTCAACCCAAGCGGAATTTGCGCTTACATAAATGTTTAGCGTCTTGCACAGGAATTCATTTAGCGCAGCGGGTTTGTGTTTTGCCTGTTCTGCGCGTTCGGCAATGGCTTCTTCAAACACGCTTATGCCGTGCATGGGGTTTGCCTTTGCCCACGTTGTAGGGTCACGCCAATCATCGCCGGGGTCCAAGCTGTACAGCAAGCCAAACCAATGCGGATTATCTTCTGCTTCGCCGTTAAGCATATTTTCCAGCATCGCCATGTCTTCGTAAAATTTGGTTTCCTTGGTAAAACTGGCAGTGGTAATGTAAATTCTTAGCGGGTTGCGCCGTGCCACCATGCCAGAGTGCAAAACCTCAATGGCGTTTCTGTCCACAATTTGCGCGGCTTCGTCCACAATGGCGCAGCTTGGGTTCATGCCATCGCCTGATTTTTTTGTGTCGCGGCTTAACGCTTTAAATTTGGTTTGACTGTCACCCGTCTTGGTAATTTGTGACCTGCCGGGATTGTAAAGCTGCCTAATGTCGTGTGGCATATTTTCAATAAACCCGGTAGCGGCATTAAAAACAATGCTTGCTTGGTCGCGGTTAGTTGCCAAGGTGTACACCTCTGCCCCGGCTTCGCCCCAATTTAATTCGTATAAACCAATAACCGCGATCAGCGTGGACTTACCCGCTTTGCGTGGAATGAACACAATCACATCGGTGACCATGCGCCGTGTCGCGTCTTTTTTGCTTCTAAACCCGTATATGCCGCACGCCAAAAATATTTGGAAAGGCTCTAGCACCAGCGGTTTGCCAGCGTCCGGGCCTTTAGTGTGCTTAAGCGTTGCGGCAAATTCTAGGAAATGTTCAACGTAGGCGGTGTGAAATTCCCACGCCCAATTTCTGTCTTCCAGTTGGTTTAAAAACCTTTGGCACGCCAAGCGCACCATGCGGCTAACGCGTATCTCACCACGGGCAACTTGGACCGCGTACAGAATCCCATCTTCGTAGGTCATGGGCCTTCAAGCAGTTTGCTGTACTTGCCGCCTTCTTGCTTGTTGGTAGCCAAGCGTCCACGCGGGGTTAAACCCAGTTCGTTCATCAGCACTACAGCGCGGCTTAAAGCCTTGTCGCCAGCAGTTAAAAATGGGTTTGGGCCAACAGTAGCCCCGTTGTTAAATTGCGTGATGATGCCGCCTTTGGTAACGCCTTTCATGCACTTAATGTAAATCTCCATCTGGTTTGCAAGCGCAGCCAAAACGTGCTTGTCTTGGTCGCTGCCAATACCGTAAGTTTCCCACAAAAAGTCGGCAGTCTCTTTAATAAAAACATCCCTGTCCCATGCGTCAGGGTTGTCCAACCAATCGGCTTTGGGTACGCGCTTACGCACAGCATCGGGCAGTTTGCCGCCTTTGTGCGTTTGTTGCGTTCCATGCACAAGGTGAAGTTCGGGGGGCAGTCGGTTCATACGGGGGATGTTACCACTTTTTAAGATACCCCCTTAGCTAACTTAAATTGTGGAAGATTACT